TCCGCTTTCACTTGAGGTTTTTGAACAGCTTTGTACTGTGTAAACAGTTCGTCAGCATAGTCAAAATCTCCGTTACTTGCTTTGACCCACATATCTTGTCGCGGAGTGCTTTCCATAATCCACTGTTGAAAACCTAAGTCATTTACAACCTCAGTTAAATCAGGGTGTTTGGCTTGTAACCGTTGTACTGTAGAGTCTACTTGTGTTTGAGATAGATTACTCTTAACGGGTTCTAAAGCTTCCGCAACTACTTTGCGTACCGCAGTAAGCGGGTCGTTATAAAAGTCATCTTCAGAAAGAGATTTCTCAAGAGACTCTGTACGTTGACTAGTGGCATCTTCTTGTAGATTTTTTTGAATTAAACTGTCAGTAAGTTTACGAAGTTCTCCAAGCTCATTACCTTGTCGTCCGTATTGCTGTTCAAGATTAACGTAAGAGTTAATAATGTCGTCTACACTTTTCCCTTGAAATTTAGGGGGTAGCTCTTCAGTTTCTACGTTCTCAGTAACTTCTTCTACAACTTCTTCTTCTTCTGATTTAAGTTCTTGTCCAAGGCGTTGAGTCAAATCTTCGACGTTATCAACTTCGTCAAAGTTTTCTTCTGCCTCTACTATAGGATTTGTCGCCATTTTATTTCTCCAATCTTAACCTTATATAAGGGGATTAACAGGGTATACCTAACTCTTTCAAGTTATGGTGGTTAGCTTTTCGGTGTCTCCTAGCCCATTTATCGGCAGCAGTCGGAAAGCCAGTATCTATGCCAGGTAATGAGAAGTTCCCGCCCGACATAATTTTTGAAGCAGTATTAGTACAATCTCTGCACTTAACTGTTTCGTCTTTAGACCAATACTCTCGCACTAGCCCACAAGAATTACATTTGTAATCATTCAACATCACTCTGTACCTCGTCTGCGCCTTCAAGCTCTGCTTTTAAGACGTTTTCAAACTCAATCATCAGATGTAACATTCCTAACGAACCTCGCATTTGCCAGAAAGCTTTTTCATCTCCGATTGCTAGTACGTTATTTTGGTTGTTAAACATTTCTACTAAACGATTACGAATTAAATCCCAACCCTCCGAGTGGAGAGTTTCTATCATCTTTTCGTATTTTTGTATTTCATTATTGTCCACTATTCACCTCGTATTATTGTCAACATCATTAGCGCAAGCACTTCCTCATCGTCCCTCTCTCTAATTTGTTGTCTACGAAGTCTTTTAAGTTTGTCATACTTTAAGTTTTCGGAGACACTTCCTGTTAAATGGTTAAATCCAAAAGCCCCAGAACTCCAAGCTTTTCTTCCCCAACCTTTCCCCGAATCTAATAATGACATTTAATTAAATGGCCCTAATATCGAAATAATAAATGTAGTCATTCCTGCTATAATTATTACCGCACCTCGAAACAATTTAGCGTTTAACTGTTCTAAGTGAGCTTCTATTTTTTCTAACCTTGCAAATATTGTTTTGTCTCTTTCTGCACATCTAGCTTCATGTGCTTCTACCCTAGTGATACAATCAAATATATGTTTTTCTAAATCCACGCTACTAATCTGCAGCTTCGATTGTGTTACCTGCTTCTACCCAAGCCATAACAGCTTGATAGTCTTTATTGTTTGCATCTAGTGGGACAAACATAGTTTTACCCTCTGATACTACAATAATGCAAGTGTTGTCTCCTGACCCTGTAATTGGTCGCCAATATTTTGCTGATGTTATATTCATTTTAAAGTTCCGCGTTTGCCGCTACGTTCATATCACCATTTCTGCAAAGATACGAGTCGTGAGCTGTTAAACCGCTAAAATTACCTAGTCTTACATGCGCTGAAGATGCGCCCACGCTCATTGAACCAGTGATATTTGGACTGCTTTGAGCATAGTCTGTGTCTACGACGTTTGATACCGTTACTGCCGCTATCGCTGACATTGTAGGTGCGGCTCTCATAGTAGTCCTAAAGGGACAGCAAGTATCTACTGTTGTAGTAGCACCAGCATACGCTAGCCCTACTTGTGGCACTAATTGATAATACCTTTCGCACAAAGCCAATTCTTGTGTGTATGATTTATGCTCAAAATCTGTAGCTGTAGAGCCTTCTTCAAGTTGTACGCCAGTAAGATACCAAGTAGCGTTTGCAGTAGTTAAAAACGCAGTTGTCGCGCCTGTAGCTGAATTATAATCTGCTCCTGCCCACTCACCTGCTGTACCCGAATTTGTACTACCAACACCTAACCCCCATACAATTTGCATACTTCTGCCTGTACCTGTAGCCCAAGTGCCTGTTGTGTCTCCAGCAATGGTTATAGACTTACGCTCCCAAGTGTCTGCGCTTGAAATAGCATAAGTGAACGGATAAGCCCTATTGTCAGAACCATTGCCTAACGCACCGCCATGTGTTCCAGTAATGCTACTTCTAACGTAAAACGAAATTGTTACAGTCTTTGCGTCACTTCCTCCAAAAGCAAATCTCGCTGCATCATTACCTTCAAGCCTGTAAATAATTGCAGCTCTATCTCCAGATGCTATAGAAGCATCTGCAACCGTATTCGTAGCTTTTAGTGATTTTTGAAATCCTGCTGGAGCTTCGCTATCTTGAGCGACAGTTTGTGTACCAGCATTAGATACATAAGCAGTAAACCTGTCTGGTTTTGCCGCTGAATACCCTGATAGCGTTGTCGTACCACCTTTCTGGTCTACCATCATAGCTCCGTTTTGTACGGCATTTCTATTGGCTATTTGACCAGTGTTAATACTTGTAACACCCGCAATATCTTTGTCATTCAAAGTAATGCCCGTATCAGCAACGTGTGTAATTGTTACATCTTGGTCATCACCAAGTTGAATAGAACCAGCATCATTTAAAAAAAGGTCGTTAAATTCTAATGAAGTGCTACCTAAGTCAGCACCGCCAGAAGTGTCTGGGACAAAAGCAGTTTCGGCGGTTATCGTCGCACTTCGTATATTAGAAGTCCCGTTGTCAATAGCTCCGAAGCCACTAGTAATGCTACCAGCGTCCAAAGCCCCCGTGGTCAGAATTGAACTAGACCCCGCTACGGGAGATGCCCCTATATCAGAAAGGACTTCCGAGGTGCTTCTACTTTCTAATCCGCTTGCTGTAAAACGAGCATATTCATCATCCGCTACGCTTGCGCTGTCTACTTTAACTGCATTAGTGTTTGATATACCAAAAGTCAGTGATGCTTGCCCACCAATATCAGACAACACTTCTGCTGTACTTCTACTTTCTAACCCATCAGCAGTGAACCTTGCGTATTCGTCATCAGCTACACTACCACTATCAACTTTCACAGCATTCGTATTTGCTATACCAAAAGTTAAAGATGCCTGGCCGCCAATATCTGATAATACTTCACTAGCTGACCTGCCCTCTATAGATGTTCCAGCAACCCGTAGAAAGTCATCGTCTGCCACACCAGTTGTAAATACAGGTACGTTGGTATTACTAATTCCTGTGGATAACGTAGCCGTTGTCGTAATGGCAGTCCCGTTTAGTGTCATAGCATCAGCTTCTAACGTACCGTCTACATCTACGTTACGAAATGACCCTATATCTTTATTAGCGTCAACAATTACTGCTTTAGATGCAGCGACTGTACCTGCTGTAATTCCTTCTAACGCATCTACTTCAGATGCAAATTCTGTAACTGCTGCTCCAGACCCTGCTCCGTCAGCGTATATAATTTTAGTATCGCCGTTAACAACACTAACATTAGCTCCAGAGCCTTGAGAAAACGTAGCAGTCTGTCCACTACTGTTAACTACAAAATATAACTTGTCTTGGTCATTAGGACTAATGGTTATAGTATTTGTACCGCTAGGGCTACCACTTAAAACAAGAACTTTATATTGTCCTTCTGACAATGCTCCGTCTGTAGTCGTTAACGTATGTGTTGTTCCTGATAAAGTAATAACACCTACACCGTTAATAGCCCTATCCAATATATCCATATTGGTATTGACTGTAGTACCCCACTCTCCTGATTGGTCACCAATGCCTGGTTTCTCGACTCCAGAATTTGAAGTATAGGTACTAGCCATTATTCAACACCTCGCAGTTCACCGTTGTCTCCTCTTCGTACAGGTCGTCCTCCAATAGACGCTACCCTACCGTCAGGGCCACGTTCTATAGTTAAATCAGCAGGAGCCTGTTCTTGTGGAGCTTGTGGAGCCATATTACCTTGTTGCTGCAGTATTGCGTCTAACTTAGCGTTAAGCGGGTCAATCTGAAACATCTGCTGTCTTTGTGTAATATGGTTAATGCTATCGTTAACTTTGTTGTTAATCTGTTCAATAGCACTGTTAGTAAACTGCTCATACGAATCTTTAAGGGTATCAACTAAAGTTAGATACTCTATGGGCTGTGTAGCCTCAGATTTTTCTGTAGCAGGTTTACCTGCCAAAGCTTCGGCAGCTTTAGCTTCTTTGTATGCAACTTCAGCAGCAGCTTTTTGTTCTTCTGTTTTAGCCTTAGCAATATTAAGTAGAGCTTCTGACTGATTCCAAATAGCTTCGCCTCTGTCCCTTTCAGCCTCTGCTTCCATCTCAATATCTTTTCTAGCGTTTGTAAGTTTGCTTTCCATAACTTTAAACATAAGAGCTTGTTTTTTAAGTTCTTGGTCTTGCATCTTAGTTTGCTGGTCAATGTCAGGTTTAGGTTCTGGTGGATTAAGGGCTTGCTGTAAGAACTGGTCAGACAATTTAACCAACATTTCTTTATCTTCAATGTTGTAGTTGTTAATAACACCTTTAAGTAATAACCAGTAAGCAGGAGAACCAGGAGGTACTGTTTGCATAAGTTGAGTTAATTGTGCTACCTCAAACTCACGCGCTTGCGCACCTAAAGCTCCGTGAACTCTAAAGCGATAATCGGCTACGGGATAACGCTCCGTATCGAACTGCATGTACCGCCAAGCAACTTTGTGGATTAATGGCGAAAGAAACTCAAACTCCATGTTTCGGAGTGTTCTCTTCGCTCGTTTAAGAATAGCACCCATCATCATTGACATGCCACCTGCAGTAGCATTACGAGGGTTAACTCCTAATGGGGCTGCGGTGTCCATAGACCCCGTAGCCATTGTTACCATACGCTCAAACTCTGCAGACTGTCGATAGCTCTGCGGGTCTGGGCCAGGAAACTTAAATGGTGCAATAGCCTCATTGACAGGGCCGCTAACAACAATATTCCTTCCTGGTCTAATAGAAAAGTCTCCATTCCGAGGAGCCATCATTCCATTAACCAAGGCAACAGGATAGGTAGCTAGTGCTAACGAATCTATCCTTGCTCTTAATTCTGCGTCTAACGCTTTTTGGGGGTTATAACCTTTTTCAGCTATACCTCTACCCCAGAACCGATTAGGTACTGTGTCCCACTGAAACGAGACAAAAGACCTGTCTTGCATTATAAATGGGTTACGGACTACTTTAAGTAATTGAGAACGATTCGCAATCCAAACAATACCTTCTACCATTTCTCCTGCGTCGTCATACTCTAAGTTAGAGTTTTCTTCTGCAAACTCAGCTAAAGGGTCTACAACGCTTTCTTTAGCAGCATCTTTAAATAAGTCTTTAGGCACAAGTCCGTGATACTCTAGTATCTCTACATGCTCTACTTCTGTGTAGCTTTCTTCGTGTATGTCAAACTCTTGGTGTTCAGAAGCGTCATTGTCATACAAACCTACTTCTGTTTGATTCCAGATACCTCTATCTTGTTTTTGTACTACTTCGTGCTTAGGTATCGTGTAAACGTGTGCTACGCCTAGAGCTTCGTCTATGCTGCGAGCAGCTACGTCTATAACAAACTCGTTAGGATCTACAGGAACAAGGTTAACGTGTATGTCGTTAACTATCTCTATATCGCTTGTAACGCCCGCAGAGCCTGTTATAGGCACTCGTCTAGGCTTTTGCTCTACTGCTATCTTCCCTACGCCTGTGCCGTATAAGGCTGCGTTTAAGAGTATCTCTGATATGCCTTGATTTACGTTCCGTGTTTCAAAATCTTCTAACAGTTGTGACGTAATTCCGTCTAGCCTTGTATCTACATCTCTAGCTAAGGCTTCTAGCTGTTGCGGGTCTATTTGATTCTGATTCTCTTTTATTAATTGTGCAAAGACCTTTTCTCGTACATCATCTTCTAGGTCAAACCACCGTTTTCTGTGAAAGATAGTCTCTTCCATCTCTGCAACACCAGCCTCGATAGACTGCTGCAAAGCAGGTGCGATTATCTTAGAGCGTTCGTGTTGTCGTATTTTATCTCCTGGGCCACCATGTTGACCACGCCAAAGACGATAATACTCTTGCCAACGGTCTTGATGTTGGCGATTACGGGACTCTTCCCAATTATCTACTTTGTAGACAATCCACCCCGTTAACTCTGTGTCAACCCGCATTGGTTGTTCAGAAGATTGGTCTCCGTAGTTTTCTACTATTTTTGTTACTGCCATTATGCGTCCTTATTACATTCCGCTAACAGGGTCAAGAGGTTCCCATTCCTCTGCATCGCTGTTTATTCTCATATCGTATGGTGTTACTGCAATCTGGTCTATGTAGGCTAGGCTATCTATCATGTCGTCGTGAGACAACGGATTAGGAAAGTCCAGTAATTGCTCTGTTATCTTTGGTAAATACTCTCCTGGTGCAAAAGTTAACCTACCTTGTTCCATTCTACCTTGTAACGCCCAAACAATTCGGTCAGCTTTCTTTTGATTACCGTGAGATAGTTCTGTAATGTACGGGTATACATTTAACCTTCTCATATTGTCGTGCAAGTAAGGCATTAGTGCGTTTTTAAGCGCACCTTTTTCTATTCCTACTACTTTAGGTCTGTAAGACTGTGCTGCTCGTAAAATACGCAACGCTGTTTCTCTTACATTCCAACGTCCTGTTATAACTTCGTGTACAAACCACCCAGCATTAGACACTTCTACTACTGATATGGCTGTTTCGTCTAGTCTGCTAGTCTTTCCTTGAGAAATCCCTTTAACATCTTCATAACCTGCAGGGTCTACCGACATGTAAATGTCTCCCCCGTCTTTTGGACTGTCAGCTACTTCTATCATGTCAGATTTAAAGACTGTGCCTCCAAAAGAGGCAAAGTTAGCTTCAAATTCTTGTCTGACGTATTCTAACGGCATGTCTTTAGTTGCCATTAGCACTTCTTTAGGGTCTAAAAACGGATTGTCTATGGATTTGTAAGTCCAAGCAGACCAATCTTCTGCATCTAGCCCATCTTGTGCGTTTAGAAACAAATCGTAAAAGTGATTCTTTCCATTTGGTGTGCCTATAAATAATGCACCACCACGCACATCTGCTAAAGTAGGACGAATTATAGAAGTCCAGACTTCTTCCTTCATAAAAGCGTATTCGTCCATTACGACATACGATAATCCTACGCCTCGAAGAGACTCAGGGCGGTCAGACCCTTTAAGATGTATCGTTCTGTCGTTAACTAAGGTAATAATACCTTCGTTTTCTCGTACTTTCTTTGTTATGGGTGCAGCCATTTGTTTCAAAGACTGCCACATAATGTCTTTTGCTTGGTTAAATGTAGGAGCTATGTAGTAACACGCTTTATCCGACAGGTCATAACCAAATTCATTTGTATCTTCTAACGCTTTAACGATAAGTTTAACTCTTGCGAGGTAAGACTTACCGAAACGCCGACCTGCTCCAACTACTTTAAACCTTTTTTCATCAGTAAAAATAGCCTGTTGAGCAGGGTGTAGGGAAAAGTTAAGCTCTGTAGCCATACGGCTTTGGCTTTCCTCTTTTTTTACCCACTTTACTTACCGCCGTTAGAAGTTCCCTTCTCAGGGATTACAGTTGCTGCAGCAGAACTAGCTGCGTAGTAGAGAGTTCCGCTAGAAGCAGTCCCACCGTGGTTGTTTACACCACCTGAGTTGCCCATATTAGCGTAATCGCTACATTGGTTAGTGTTCATCTTGTACGCCATCATCAATCTCCTTGAAATCTGCGTTTACTGTTGTACCATCGTCTAAACTAACGTCATCTAATCCTTTAATATTGATTACAATGCCGCCAGAATCCTGTGCGCCGTAGTGTTCTACGGCTTTCCTAGCAGGAATCGCTCTATCCATGAGCAATCTTGCTGCTGACATGTCTCCACCCTTTGCTTCTCGTATGATAGTGCGGATAACTGCCTTAAATTCTTTGTTCATCTCTCCTGCAAACTGGTCAATTAACGCATTTTGCATTTGAGTAAGTTTATTCTTTGACCCTTTTGGTCGTCCTTTAGGGTTAAGTGAAGGCCCGCCTTTGACTAAGGCTGGGTTACCTTTAGCTTTTGCCATAATTTAATCTTTTTTACTGTCGCACTGACAGTATTTTCTAACGTAAGGTTTCCAGTTTTTAAATCTAACAGGCTGTATGCAGTACAAAGCGTACAATACAACTGCTGAGAATATGATTTGAATTAAAGTCATCGGTTATTTATGTACATAGTCACTTCAAAACCAAAGCGAAGGTCTATGTAAGTAGGTTTTGTCCACATTATTTATTCCTCGTCATAGCTGCGCTACCAAAGTAGAATCCGATAATGTTCATAATCGCTACAGGTAGCCACTCTGGAGTTACCCAACC